ACCCCCCCTTACAAATAAAAAACCTGAACAAAAAAATTTTATTTGTAAAAAATTTACGTTTGCTGTACAATACGTACCCAACGGTTAATATATTACTTATGACCTGCGGAAAATAGAATGAGTGACACTTTAATACTGGAACCTGAGAAAGGTGTACCAGTTGATAACACAAAAACATTGTTAGACTTGAAAGTTCGCACTGAAGCTGCGGCAAACACGGTCGAATTCTTAGAAAAATATGGTTTAGAAGTTGAAAGTAACCGCGAAACTGATGACATTGCGGCTAAAATCAGCCTCACATATGCCGAAGACCCTGAACAAGCGTCAAAAATAGTAACAGATAACAGATTATCAACGCTACCACCTGCTGCGTTGATGACAACACACACTATATTAACAGAATTTGGTCATTCTGTTGTGGCTAGTGCTGTGCAGGTTAGGCACCTTGTCACTAATAAGTTAATTGAAGAGACTGAAAACGCAGATCCACGGGTTAGAATCAGGGCGCTCGAGTTACTTGGTAAGATAAGTGACGTTGGGTTATTCGCAGAGAAGAGCGAAGTAACTGTAACACACCAATCAACCGATGAATTGAAGGAACGCTTACGTCAAAAGTTAACGACTCTTACAAATCCAGAAAAAACACGTCCAGCCGAGATTATTTTAGATGGGGAAGTAATAAATATGGACGAGGAGTTAGTTTTGGAAGATGACTAACTTAAACGTAGACATATCAGATGAAGATATCGAAACCATACTGAAGAACTTGGATAGTTTTTCGGATGAAGAGATCCTCGAGATAGATACTATGGTGGGGGAGTTAGCAAAACGCCGTGAAAATAAAGCAGCACAGGACGACCTCATAGCCTTCTGTAAAAAAATGATGCCCGAGTTTATTGTAGGGGAACATCACAAACTCCTCGCAGATATATTAATGTCAATCGAGGCGGGTGGTAAAGACCGTGTATGTGTTAACATGCCACCCCGCCACGGTAAATCGCAAATCGTGTCAATATTTTTCCCCGCATGGGTTCTGGGGCGTGACCCGACAAAAAAAGTTATGATGGTGTCACATACCACTGACCTAGCGGTGGACTTCGGACGTAAAGTGCGTAACTTGATCGCTACAGATGCATACAAAGACGTGTTCCCCGCAACCGAGCTGGCTAAAGATAGTAAATCAGCGGGTAGATGGAACACCAACTTGGGGGGTGAGTATTACGCCTGTGGTATTGGGTCAGCACTTGCAGGACGTGGTGCGGACTTATTATTAGTTGATGACCCGCACTCAGAACAAGATGTTATTAACGGAAACTTCGAAGTATTCGAAAAAGCATACGAATGGTTCACATTTGGAGCGCGTACACGTCTCATGCCGGGTGGGTCTGTCGCGATAATTCAGACAAGATGGCATATGGACGACCTAACAGGACGTGTAACAAAGGACATGAGTAAGAATGCTCGTTCTGATCAGTATGAAGTGGTGGAATTTCCCGCTATACTAGAAATAAAAGACAACAAAACGGGTAAGTACGTAGAAAAACCTCTGTGGCCTGAGTTTTTTGATCTTGAGGCACTCTTGAGGACTAAGGCATCTATGCCGAATTTCCAGTGGAACGCTCAGTATCAACAACAGCCCACCGCTGAAGAAGCATCTATCGTGAAACGAGAGTGGTGGAACATATGGGATCTTGATTCTGCGCCATCATGTGAGTATATTATCATGTCACTTGACGCCGCCGCAGAGTCACATAACCGTGCTGACTATACTGCGCTCACTACTTGGGGTGTATTTCTTAACGAAGAAACAGAGGCTTACAATATTATCTTGCTAAACAGTATTAAGAAACGTTTAGAGTTCCCTGAGTTGAAACAACTAGCTATAGAAGAGTACACTGACTGGGAACCAGATGCGTTTATTGTTGAGAAAAAGAGCGCTGGTACGGCACTATACCAAGAAATGCGCCGAATGGGGTTGCCCGTGGCAGAGTATACCCCGCACCGAGGATCAGGGGATAAACTTGCACGACTAAATGCTGTGGCAGATATTGTAGCGTCGGGTCTGTGCTGGGTTCCCCCAACACGTTGGGCAGAGGAAGTTATAGAAGAAATAGCGGGTTTCCCGTTTATGAGTAATGATGACTTGGTTGACTCCACTGTCATGGCACTTATGAGATTTAGACAGGGTGGGTTTATACGCCTACCAACAGACGAACCTGAAAATACTGTGTATTTTAGACGCCGTGGTTCAGGATATTATTAGGTTAATTATGTGGGACGACGAAGATATAATTTTGTTTGGTTTATTATTGCTTACACCAATATTGGCTTATGCATTATTTATCCCTGTATAAATCGCAGATTTACAATCAATAATAAATAGGGTATTACTATAACAGACGATAAGTCAAAAAGGAATATTTAAATTATGGCAATCGAAAAAGGTATAACTGTAGCTCCAAAGGGTATTGATTCAGAGCTTGGCGAAAATGAAGACGAAATTTCTGAATTAGAAATTGAAATAGTAAACCCTGAAAGTGTTACTTTAGATGATGGTAGCGTAGAAATTACTATTATCCCTGATGCTGATATAGGAGATATGACAGAATTTGATATTAACCTAGCAGAAGTTTTGGACGAATCTCACTTAAAAGAGATATCAGATGATCTTGTTGGTAATATAACTACGGATATTGATAGTCGTAAAGAGTGGGCTGATACTTTTGTAAAAGGTTTAGACGTACTAGGATTTAAATACGAAGAGCGTACTGATCCTTGGGAAGGAGCTTGCGGTGTTTATTCTACGGTACTAGCTGAAGCCGCAATACGTTTTCAAGCTGAAACTATGTCTGAAACATTTCCCGCCGCTGGCCCTGTAAGAGTTAAAGTAATTGGTGAAGAAACGAGAGAAAAACTAGACGCCTCTATGCGCGTAAAAGCGGATATGAACTACCAATTAACAGAAAATATGGTTGAATACCGTCCAGAGCATGAAAGAATGCTATATAGTCTAGGACTTGCAGGGTCAGCATTTAAAAAAGTTTATTATGATCCAACTATGGGAAGACAGGTAGCTATTTATATACCTGCCGAAGATGTTATTGTTCCTTATGGTGCTAGTCATATAGAAACAGCGGAACGTGTAACTCACGTAATGCGTAAAACAAAGAATGAAATACGCAAACTACAATCTGTAGGTTTCTATCGTGATATTGAGCTGGGTAATCCTCAACCATATCATTCAGATATAGAAGAAAGAAAAGCGGAAGAGGGTGGCTTTTCTATTACTGATGACAACCGATACACTATATATGAAGTTCATACTGATATTGTTATTGATGGTCTTGACGATTCTGAAGACGATATCGCTAAACCTTATATCGTTACAATAGAGAGAGGCACTGGAGAAATACTTTCTATAAGACGTAATTGGGTGGAAAGCGATGAATTATGTAAAAAGCGTCAGCATTTTGTACACTATGTATACGTGCCGGGGTTTGGGTTTTATGGTTTAGGATTGATCCATATTATTGGAGGTTACGCTAAAGCGGGTACCTCCTTGATACGTCAGCTAGTCGATGCTGGAACGCTGTCAAATCTCCCGGGGGGCTTGAAATCCCGTGGTCTACGTATCAAGGGCGATGATACGCCCATTGAACCGGGCGAATGGAAAGATGTTGATGTTCCATCAGGTAGCATACGCGACAACATTATGCCACTACCATACAAAGAGCCTAGCCAAACACTTCTCCAACTTTTAAATCAGATTACGAACGAAGGACGTAGACTAGGCGCTATTAGTGACATGAACATTTCTGATATGTCTGCTAACGCCCCTGTAGGTACTACTCTAGCATTGTTAGAACGTACATTGAAGCCTATGGCTGCTGTACAAGCTCGAGTTCATTATGCAATGAAACAAGAGTTTAAAATGCTAAAAGAGATCATGGCTGAATATGCGCCGTCTGAGTACGGTTATAAGCCTGTTACAGGAGTAGAAAGTGCTATAGCAGATGATTATGCTATGGTAGATGTTATACCTGTCAGTGACCCTAATAGTTCTACTATGGCGCAACGTGTAGTTCAGTATCAAGCTGTATTACAAATGGCACAACAAGCGCCTCAAATATATGACCTACCACAACTACACCGTCAGATGATAGAAGTGTTGGGTGTAAAAAATGCGGATAAGTTAGTTCCAACAGAAGATGATATTAAACCAACTGATCCTATTAGTGAGAATATGAATGCGCTTAATGGTAAACCGCTAAAAGCGTTTATTTACCAAGATCACGATGCACACATTGCGGCTCACGTCTCTTTCATGCAAGATCCTAGTGTAGCTCAGATGATAGGACAAAATCCACAAGCCAATAGAATTATGGCATCTTTACAAGCTCACATAGCAGAGCATTTAGGGTTTAGTTATCGTAAGCAAGTGGAAGATAAACTTGGCGCTCCACTACCAGCACCTAACACAGAATTACCAGAAGAGATAGAATTACAATTATCTCGTGCGGTAGCTACGGCAACTTCACAGCTAACTCAACAGAAACAAAAAGAAGCGGCGCAACAAGAAGCGTTACAAAAAGCTCAAGACCCTGTTATGCAAATGAAGCAAGCTGAATTACAAATTAGAGGACAAGAAGTACAACGTAAAGCTCAGAAAGATCAAGCCGAATTACAGATAAAAGCGGCTGATCTTCAACTAAAAGCTCAAAAGCAAGAAGTTGATAAGATACTTAATACAACTAAATTAGAGCTTCAGGAAGCAGAGCAGGAAACTGATAAGATACTTGATACAACTAAACTAGAAATAGAGGAAAGAAAAGTTGAACTAGATGCTAAAAACAAAGCATTAAAAACAGCTATTGATGCCAATAAAAACAGGAGATAATTTATGGCTACTACCGTCTTTGACGTGCTTAAAAAGAAAATATCTGAGGATATATCCTCAGCGAAAGAATTCCTTAGTCGTGGAGGAGCTAAAGACTATCCTCAGTACAAGGAAATTACAGGTTTAATCCGAGGTCTAGAAACTTGTAATGATTATGTATTAGACCTCGCGAAAAATTATATGGAAGAAGATGATGACTGAAACAATTAAGATTGAGGTTCCAGAAGAAGTTAAGCAAAAGATTGCTTCTGCGGTAACTCCCGAAATAGATTGGGAAGCTACTTTACCTAAACCTGCGGGCTACAGGATTTTAATAGCCTTACCTGACGTAGACGATTACTACAAGGGAACTACACTACTAAAAACTGAAAGTGAAAAACATAGAGAATATATAACTTCTATTATGGGATTAGTCCTAGATATGGGAACAGAAGCATACCAAGACAAAGAACGATATCCGTCTGGGCCTTGGTGCAAAATAGGTGACTATGTTATGTTTAGAATGAATACTGGTACTCGTTTTAAAGTTAGCGGTAAAGAATTCAGATTAATGAATGATGATTCCATAGAGGCTGTTATTGACGATCCTCGTGGAATATGTGGTGTATAGGAGTAAGAATATGGGTTTTCAACAGGTAGAATTTGAATTTCCTGACGAGGATAAAAATTCGAAAAAAGATACAACAACTATAGAGATTGAAGAATCTTCAGCAGAAAAAATATTTGAAACTAAGAAGTCTAATAAACAAAAAGCTGATGTAGAAGAAGATAATTACGAAGTATTGGATAATGAAGATGAAGATGAAGATGAATATGAAGATGATGACGATATTGAAATTGAAATTATTGATGATATCCCTAAAAGGGACAGAAATAAAACACCGTCTGAACCTCCTGAAGACGTCACTAAAGAAGAACTTGAAAGTTATTCAGAAAAAGTTCGTAAACGTATATCTCACATTAGTAAAGGCTATCATGACGAACGTAGAGAGAAAGAAAAGGCTCTTAGAGAACGCCAAGAACTGGAAAAGTTTGCTCAACGTCTTGTTGAAGAAAACAAAAAATTAAAAAGTAGCGAAGCTAAATCTAATAAACTTTTACTAGAAGAAGCTAAAGAAAAAGTAAATTTTGAGTATAATGAGGCTAAGAGAAAGTATAAAGAAGCTTATGAACTTGGGGATACTGATAAGGTATTAGAAGCTCAAGAATTGTTAACTACTGCTAAGATTAGAGCAGATAAATTAGCTAACATTAAATTAGATGCTTTACAAACAGAAATTGAGCCTGTACAATACCAAGCAGAAAAATATACGAATGTAACTCCTGTCGATGAAAGAGCGGAAGCTTGGAGACAAGAAAATACTTGGTTTAATACCGATATTGAAATGACGAGTTACGCATTAGGACTACACAATAAACTAATTAATGATGGTGTAGATCCTACAAGTGATAAATACTACGAGGTAATTAATACTCGTATGCGGAAGTTGTTCCCTGAGAAATTCGAGGACCAGCTAGTTGAAGAAGTCGAAAAACCAAAGCGCCGCTCTAATGTAGTGGCTCCTGCAACACGAAGCACAGCACCTAAAAAGATTAGGTTAACTGCTACACAAGTTGCTATAGCAAAACGCTTAGGACTTTCAAACAAACAATACGCCGAACAGGTTGCAATAGATATGAGGAAACAAAATGGTTGAAAATAGATTAGATAGAGATTTAGGATCTCGCGAAAAAGAATCAAGGAAAAAGGCTTGGCAGCGCCCTGAGTTGTTACCATCTCCTAATCCCGAGCCCGGATACGATTTTCATTGGGTACGTGTTAGTACTCAAGGTCAAATAGACGCCACGAATGTTTCTTCTAAATTAAGAGAAGGTTGGGAGCCTGTTAAAGCTTCAGATCATCCAGAAATTACATTGGTTACCGTTGAAAATGAACGTTTTAAAGACAATGTGGTTATTGGTGGTTTGTTACTCTGCAAAGCTCCAAAGGAATTAAAAGAAGAACGTACTGCATATTATGAAAACCAGACACGTTCTCAAATGCATTCCGTTGATAACAACCTTATGAGAGAAAATGATCCTCGTATGCCTCTATTTAACGATAGAAAAACGAAGGTTACTTTCGGAAATGGAACTTAAAACTTAAATTTAAAAGGAAATTAACATGGCTTATCCATCTGTTAATGGCCCATATGGGCTTATTCCAGTTAAACTAATAAGTGGCGTACCTTTTGTAGGTGTAACTCGCGAGTATAAAATTGCTAGTGGTTATGGTACATCTATCTTCAATGGTGACGCTGTTACTTTGGTTACTGGAGGCACCGTAGAACGTGATACTGCTGACGCAGCTATGACACCTATTGGTGTATTTCTTGGTTGTTCTTATACTGATCCAGCACTTGGTTACAAAGTGTTTAGTCAGTATTACCCAGCCAGTACTGTTGCATCTGATATTAAAGCTATCGTAGCTGACGGTACAGATATCCTGTTTAAGGTCGCTGTTGTATCTTCTGGTACAACTATTGGTGATCTTGCTATTACAGATATCGGTGCAAACGTAGCAATGGTGAATAACACTGGTGATACTGTTACTGGTAATTCAAAAAATGCTATATCTGACACAACAGCTACAACTAATACTCTACCTTTGCGTATTGTAGATCTTGTAGAAGAAACTAGAAATTCGTCTGGTGGTTATACTGAAGCCCTCGTTAAATGGAACGCAGGTCATCAGTTTAATAACACTACTGGCGTATAAGGGAGTAATGTAAAATGGCAATTTCTCGCGCACAGTTACTAAAAGAACTGTTACCCGGTCTAAACGCACTGTTTGGGCTAGAATACGCAAAATACGGTGAAGAACACGCCGAAATTTATGAAACTGAATCTTCTGATAGATCTTTTGAAGAAGAAACAAAACTATCAGGCTTCTCAGCTGCACCTGTTAAAAGCGAAGGTTCTTCCATCGCATATGACAATGCTCAGGAAGCTTGGAGCGCACGTTATGTGCATGAAACTATTGCAATGGGTTTCAGTATTACAGAAGAAGCTATCGAGGACAACCTCTATGACTCTCTGTCATCACGTTACACAAAAGCACTAGCTCGTGCTATGGCGTACACAAAACAAGTAAAAGCTGCATCTATTTTGAATAATGCTTTTGCAGCAGGAACTACTTATGGTGATGGTAAATCCTTGTGTGCTACCGACCATCCACTTGTTTCTGGTGGTACAAACTCTAATACTCCAGCTGTAGCAGCTGACTTGAATGAGACTTCTCTTGAAGCCGCTATCATTCAGATTGCTGGTTGGACAGACGAGCGTGGACTACTTATTGCGGCTCAACCTAAAAAACTTATCATTCCACCAGCACTGCAATTCGTTGCAACACGTCTGTTGGAAACAGAAGGTCGAGTAGGTACAGCTGACAATGACATCAACGCAATCATGAGCAATAATGCAGTTCCCGGTGGTTACGCTGTAAACCACTATCTAACTGATACTAACGCTTGGTTCTTGATGACAGACGTTCCTAACGGTTTGAAACACTTTGTTCGTACACCAATGTCTACATCTATGGATGCAGATTTTGATACTGGCAACAGTCGTTATAAAGCCCGTGAGCGTTATTCATTTGGCGTTTCTGATCCTCTGGGTGTGTTTGGGTCACCCGGAGCCTAATGTATTGGGGCAGTATAACACTTTTCCTCCTTTGTTGTTGTGTTGTATTGCCCCTTTACGCTTTCTATGTTATAATAATATTAATTCCTGACAGTTTCATGGTGAAACTGACAATAGCCAAGACAGGAGATTTACATGGCTAATACTACTTTTCAAGGTCCAGTCCGCTCTGAGAACGGTTTTAAGGACATCACTAAAGCTGCAAACACCGGAGCTGTGACAGAGAACATCTCTATCACTCATGACGGCACTAACAGCGTTATTATCTTCAAAGATCTTCCTACTTCTGACCCTTCAGTTGCAGGGCAGATTTGGAGCAACTCAGGTGTTCTAACTGTTTCAGCTGGTTAAGGAGATAACATATGTCTTCTTCTGATGTATTAACTAAAAGAGTTACAGCCACTGGATCTTTGGCAGTTGGACCTGCTAGAATACGGCAAGTTCAAGTTTTAACAAATAGTGGTGGCGCTGGTCGTTTAACTGTTACTAATGGTAATGGCGGCGCTACAGTGTTAGACATAGATTTTCTAGCATCTGACTCTCATTCGGTCAACGTTCCTGATAATGGTATCCGTTGTAGCTCAGACGTTTACGTGTCTGTGTCAACGAATATTGACGCGGTAACCTTCTTTTATAGTTAGGGTAGTTCTATGCGAAGATATTACAAGTCAGGAGGGCGAGTTGATAAAGCCAAAATGGCTTGTAATAAACCGCGTAGGACTCCTTCACACCCAAAGAAATCACATATTGTAAAAGCATGTGAGGGTGGTAAGAAGAAAATTATACGTTATGGTGAGCAGGGTGCTAGTACGGCAGGTAAACCTAAGAAGGGTGAGTCTAGACGTATGAAGATGAAAAGAAAATCATTCAAGGCTCGTCACGCCAAAAACATCGCAAAAGGTAAGATGTCTGCGGCATATTGGGCTGATAAATCCAAGTGGTGATGCTTTATGCCTGTTAAATCTGAGAAGCAAAGACGGTTTATGGCTGCGGTAGCAAATAACAAAAACTTCGCTAATAAAGTTGGAGTTCCAACTAGAGTAGGTAAAGAATTTATGAAAACGACAAAAAAATACAAAGCTGGTGGTAAACTAGAAATGGTTGAAGAGGGCGGTAAAAAAGTTCCCTTTTACGCTGCTGATGGCATAGGCAAAATGCAAGAGGGCGGTAAAGTTAAGAAAAACTTTAAAGATAATGAAGCCCGTAAGTTATTTTTAAAAGCCGCTAAGGAATATCCAGAGTCAAAAGCTTCAGAAAAAAGCGTACAAAAGGATAAACCTACACCCCCAAACAAAGAAATGCGCGGCGGCGGAAAAGTTAAAAAAGGTTATAAATCTGGCTGTCAAGTACGAGGTTATGGTATGGCTCGTGGTGGTAAAGTATGCAAAGTAGTTACTATGAAAGGCGCGTAAGATGAAAAGATCTGAACGTATGGCTAAATTAAAAGCCCAAAGAGAATTAGAAATGGAACAACGCCGAGCACGTATGGCGGCTAAAAAATCAGGTTCTAATAAGAGAGCTTATGATGATGAAGCAATAAATAAAAAAGCTTCAGAAGTGTTTAGAGACGCTTTTAAAAAAGGCGGCGGTAATTTTGCGAGGAGCGAAAAACGTAAGTTTTTAAAAGATGCTCAGTATAAAATGGATACGGGGGCTACTGCTCCTGCGAAGCCTACGCCTCCTAAACCTAAAAATGAAGTAATGGATACTAAACCTGCTGCGAATGCTGGTACTCCTACGGTTACTCCTATGGTTACTCCAAGGAATAAGCCTACGCCTCCTAGAAGGAATAATCCTAAACCTCCTACGGCGTTGGAACAATATCAAGAAAGACAAAGAAAGCGAATAACAGAACAAAGAAAAAAAGCTTTAAATAATATAGAAGGGCAAAACGAGCAGATTCGTTCTTTCTTTAAAAACATCTTTCCGGGGAACTCTGATAAACCCCCTTCGCAGTCTAAAATAGAGGAGGCTAATCGCCTTGTGGAGGAAGGATATAGAACAAACGAGTCTATAAATAGGATTGCTAATAAAGTTAAAAATACTCTTGGTAGTTATGTAGACACAGACCAAATCTCTAGTTTTATAAAGGATGTTTTTACAAAAGACCCTATTAAGCTTGGAGACACCATTAATAGGAACCCTCCAAACAGAGGTCCGTATGCACCGGGTTTTCAAACTGAAGTGAGACCACTTGGATCTAACAAAATGAAAAAAGGCGGTAAAGTTAAAAAAGGTCGTAGCGTTAAAAAAGGTTACAAATCTGGCGGAAAAGTTCGCGGAGCAGGTTGCGTTACAAAAGGAGTGCGTCCTTGTAAGATGCGTTAATATATGAGAAGATATTACAAATCTAAACCCTGTAAGGGGTACAAAAAAGGTGGCTCTGTTAAAGATGAGTGTTATAGGAAGGTTAAATCTAGTTATAAGGTTTTTCCTTCCGCTTACGCAAGTGGTGCTATAGCCAAGTGTAGAAAAGCAGGAGCCAAAAACTGGGGTAACAAAGGGAAGAAGTAATGGCAGTTCGTAAGACAGAGAAAGGTGCAGCACTTAAACGCTGGTTTAAAGAGGACTGGAAAGATGTACGCACTGGTAAGGCTTGCGGGCGACAAGAAGGAGAGAAGCGGGGCACACCGTACTGTCGACCAACGAAGAAGGTGTCCAGCAAAACTCCAAAGACAAGCGGGGAAATGACTGCGTCTGAGAAGCGCAAGAAGATCGCCGAAAAGAAACGATTAGGGCAACCTGCGGGTAAACCACGCAGAGTATCGCCAGCGAAACGGAAAAAGTAATGGCACGTAGACCGACCGCATCAAGAGGATCAGCAATATCACGAGGTTATAAAGACCCCGCGACTTGCCCTGTTGCGACCCAAGACGTGCATGAGAACCTAGAAAATCGCAACCACGCTATCGAAGAATATGGCTATGGTCCGATGAACCCAGAAGAAAATAATGAAGAGTTTTGGCAGGGGTTAGCAGACCTCTGGGATATATCTGTTGAAGAAGCAAAAACCGCTCGCTGCGGTAATTGCGCTGCGTTTATTCAAACCCCTAAGATGATGGAGTGCATTATCTCTGGACTTACAGGGGATGAAGAGTACGAACGCAAAGACGCGGAAGCTGTCACAGAGGCGGCAAATCTTGGCTATTGCCAGCTCTTCCACTTTAAATGCGCTGGTGCCCGCACTTGTGAGGCATGGCTTGTCGGAGGGCCAGTAACATGACTACATCAGGAACCACATCCTTTAATATGGATTTTACTGAGATCGCTGAAGAAGCTTGGGAACGCGCTGGTCGTGAGATGCGTTCTGGGTATGATTTGCGTACCGCACGTCGTTCTATGAACTTGATGACTATTGAGTGGCAGAACCGTGGTATTAATATGTGGACTATTGATGAAGGAACTATTAACTTAGTTGATGGTACTTCGCAGTACAATTTACCCGCTGATACGATAGATCTTTTAGAGCATCAAATACGCACTGGTTCAGGGAATCAATCTACACAATCAGATTTAACAATTAGTCGTATAAGTGTTAGTACATATGCTTCTATACCTAACAAACTTTCTCGTGGTAGACCAATACAAATATACATAGAACGTTTACGAGACAACCCTGTAGTTAATGTTTGGCCTGTTCCTGATAACAATAATTACGTTCTTTACTACTGGCGTATGAGACGTATAGAAGACGCAGGTAGTGGTGTACAAACTGCTGATATGAACTTTCGTTTTTTCCCTGTACTCGTAGCTGGATTAGCTTATTATATCGCAATGAAAGTACCAGAACTAGCCGACAGAATACCTATGCTAAAGGCAGCTTATGAAGAGCAGTTTGAGCTTGCTGCTGGTGAAGACAGAGAAAAAACTTCCGCGAGGTTTGTACCAAGGGTGGGAAGGATCTATTAATGGCTAACAGGTTCGCATCAGCAAAAAAAGCTATTGCTTTATGTGATGTATGTGGGTTTCAATATAAACTACGAGAACTAAAAGATTTAATTGTAAAGGGTAGGAATACAAATGTAAAAGCTTGCCCTGAGTGTTGGAGTCCTGACCACCCCCAGTTAAAATTAGGTCAGTTCCCTGTAGATGATCCGCAAGCAATAAAAGATCCTAGAGTGGATACTAGTGTTGGTTCTTCTGGGGAATATAGTAGTAGAGATATACAATGGGGGTGGAACCCCGTAGGTGGTGGACAAGATCCATATAATCTATCCCCAAACAATTTAATTACTTATAGCCATGTCGGTCAAGTTGTGGTAATTATTACATAGGAGTTATTATAATGAATGTTTTTAACGAAAAAGAAGTAAAAGTTATTAAAGACAAAGGTGTGCAACCGTGTGGTCATGCACCTAAAGTATCTATGGAAGGCGTTAAAACCAAGGGCGTAAAAGTTCGTGGTACTGGAGCCGCAACAAAAGGGCTTATGGCCCGAGGACCGATGGCTTAGATTATGAACTATACGGCTCTGAAAACAAACATACAAAACATTTGTGAAAACACTTTCACAGATGATGAACTTGCTATGTTTACTCAGCAAGCCGAACAGACAATATATAATACTGTGCAAATACCTGCATTAAGAAAAAATGTTGTTGGTACTACTTCACAAGGTAATACTTATTTATCTACACCTAGTGATTTTTTGTGGAGTTATTCTTTGTCTGTTGTTGATGGTAGTGGAAACTATCATTTTTTATTGAATAAAGATGTTAATTTTATTCGTGAAGCATATCCCGTAGCGGCTACTCAAGGCTTTCCAGTACACTACGCATATTTTGATGATAATACGTTTTTATTAGGTCCAACTCCAAACGGGGACTACAACACAGAACTTCATTATGGGTACTACCCAGAGTCTATAGTTACTGCGGGTAGTACATGGTTAGGAGACGAGTTCGATTCTGCTTTGTTAAATGGTGCTTTGTTACAAGCTTTCAGTTTTATGAGAGCCGAACAAGGTACAATGGAAATGTATCAAAAGTTATATTTACAAGCTATAACATTATTGAAAAACTTAGGTGACGGAAAACTACGTGAAGATGTTTACCGTTCAGGACAATTTAGACAAAAAGTAACGTAAGGAGGCCATTATGGCTATTACTCAAGCTATGTGTACATCATTTAAAAAAGCTATTTTAGACGCTGAAATGGATTTTAGTGGTGATACCGCACAAACATATAAGATCGCATTATACACAAGTAGTGCTACTTTAGATGCAACTACAACTGCATATAGTGCTACAAACGAAGTATCTGGGACAAACTATACAGCTGGTGGTAATACACTAACTCTTGTTGCCGCTACTACTTCAGGCACTACAGCATTTATTGATTTTGCTGATACTACGTGGGCTAACTCTACTATTACTGCTAGAGGTGCATTGATTTATCAATCAGGCGGTTCTAATCCTGCCGTAGCAGTACTTGATTTTGGTGCAGATAAAACATCTACAGCAGGTGATTTCACTATCCAATTTCCTACAGCGGATGCAAGTAACGCAATTATTAGATTAGCGTAGGTTAGAAATGGCCTCCTCAACGGAATATACTGGCTGGGGAGCCACCGCTTGGGGTCAAGGATCTTGGGGGTTAGACCTAATTATAGTTTCCGTAGATGGTGCGGAAGCTACGGGACAAGTAGGTGACGTTACTGTAGTAGCTGAATCTAATGTTTCTGTACCTGTAACAGGTACATCTACCACATCCACTCTTAATAGTGTTTCTGTTACTGCTGATGCAAATACGTCCATTACTGGGTTAGCTACAACTAGCTCTCTTGGTGACGTTACTGTAGTAGCTGAATCTAATGTTTCTGTACCTGTAACAGGTACATCTACCACATCGGCTCTTAATAGTGTTTCCGTTACCGCTGACGCTACTACGTCTGTTACTGGATTAGCCACAACTAGCTCTCTTGGTGATATATCTGTTTCTATAGACACTACTACCTCTGTTACTGGGTTAGCTACAACTAGCTCTCTTGGTGATATATCTACGGTTGCTGACGCTAATATAAGTTTAACAGGCGTTAGTTCAACAACAGTATTAAATGATGTTAGTATTGGGTTGGGTATAACTGTAGTACCTAGTAATATAACTGGACAATTAAGTTTAAACACTGTATCTATTAGTATAGATACTATTATTGATATTGATGGTTTCATAATGTCTGGAATTATAGGAAAAAATAATGTGTGGGGTTTAGTAGATGACTCTCAAACTCCAAATTGGTCTAATATAAATGATTTTCAAATTCCAAATTGGTCTAATATAAATAGTTCTCAGATTTCAGGATGGAATGAAATTAACACGTAAGGTTAAATAGATGACAACGCAATATACACCAACATTAAAACTAGCTCTTCCTGTACAAGGAGAATTATCAGGTACTTGGGGTGATGTAGTTAACGATAATATAACTTCTATGGTAGAACAAGCTATTACTGGATTAGCTACTATTGACTCATGGACAGCAAACTCCCATACATTAACTATTGCGAATGGAACTACATCGGAGTCTCGCTGCGCTATTCTTGAACTTACAGATACAGGAGTTGCTTTGACAGGAGCAGGTACGGTAATTTGCCCTGATACTAGTAAACTTTACGTAGTTAAAAATGGTGCGGGTCAAACTATTACGCTAAAAACAGCTAGTGGTTCAGGTATTGCAATTCCTAATGGATATACCGCTTTTTTATATTGTGATGGTACAAATGTCGTAGAGTCGATTACTCATTTTGCGGGGGTCGTAGACTTTGCAAGTAATTTAGATATTGCAGGTGATGTAGATGTAGACGGTACACTAGAAGCTGATGCTATTACTTTGAATGGTACAGCTCTAGGTTCTTTGTACAGTCCTATAGCAGGATCAGCTAGTATTGTTACTACTGGTGCGTTAAACTCTGGCTCAATTACTTCGGGTTTTGGTTCTATAGATAACGGGTCATCGGCTATCACAACTACTGGTACAATAACAGGTGGTACTCTTACATCTACTGGCAACATTACAGTAACAGGAACAGTCGATGGTCGTGATATTGCAACAGACGGAACAAAACTTGATGGTATTGAGGCAGGTGCAGACGTAACAGATACAGCAAACGTGACATCAGCAATTTCAGGTGGAACTATCGCAGGTGACTTAACTATCAATGGCACACTGAATGTTCTTACAGCGATTGACCTTGCAGATAACGACATTTTAAGATTTGGCACAGGTGATGACTGCGAGTTTTTCTGTGACGGTATTCATATGTACACTGACCTTAATGCAGGTATAGGTAATTGGTATGTACGAGATGGAACCACCACACGATTTACATTTGACGATGCAGGTAGTTTTACTGCAACTGCAAACATCACAGCATACTCAGACCGTAAACTTAAAGACAATCTTGAAGTAATACCAAATGCGTTAGCCAAAGTTTTAGCACTTACAGGTTACACATATGACCGCATTGACATGGACGGTATCAGACAAAGTGGCCTTATCGCGCAAGATGTGCAGGAAGTTCTGCCAGAAGTTGTTATAAATAATGTTGACCCTGATAGCGGTGAGGAAACACTTTCAGTTGCATACGGCAACATGATTGGTTTGCTTGTTGAGGCAATTAAAGAATTGAAAGCTGAAGTTGAAGAATTAAAAGGCGGTAAATAATGACTTTACCTTTATCAGGCCCACTTAGTTTAAGTGCTATTCAGACAGAGTTTGGCGGTTCTAATCCGATAAACATCAATGAATATTATCGTGGCGGTGCGTATGTACCAAACACTGCTGCAAACAGTGGAATACCAACATCAGGCACTATTTCTATAGGTGATTTTTATGGTGGTGATGCAACACCAGCAACACCTACAGGTACATTCAGTGCGGCTAACTTTACGTCACAATTTAATGTGGGAACAGGCGTGTATGTTTACTCAAATATTCTTACCCTTACGGTATCAAACGGTCCAATTACTGTAAGTGTTAGTGGCACAGGCACACCAAGAATACAGAAAAACAGTACAGGCTCGTATCTTACTTCAATATCATTTAATAATGGCGACACAATTCGCATGAGGCTGCTTAGTTCTTTTGCATATGAAACGACAGTAACAGGCACAGCATCAATGACAGGCGACACCGCATCATTTAGTGCAACCACAGAGGCTGACCCATGTTTTGAAGCAAGCACACTAATCCTAATGTCAGATGGAACTTACAAAACACTCGCACAGATTCAAGTTGGCGATATGGTTATGGGTTACTCAACACCAAGTATGATTGACCAAAGTGTTGATGGATGGTATGCTTGGACTTCATCAGATATTACAGATGGTGCAAATACTGTGGCAACTGTTGTGTCTGTAGATATACATCCGCACTTCAATTACTACACCATTAATAATGACTTTAAAGTGTCAGGCTTGCATCCGCTGTTGATAAAACGTGATGATCTATGGCAATGGATTAAAGTAAATGCGCTTCAGGTTGGTGATAAAATGTGGTCAGACAATCAAGAAGAAATTGAAATAACATCTTTCGTAAATACCCTTGCAGAAAGTGAAGCCGATGCGATATCTGTTGTATCTCTTAATGTTGAAGACGTTGACACATACTTCGTCAAAGGAAACACAGGAATCACAATCCTCGCCCACAACAAATAGGTTTACGGAAAACAAAAGTTAACTACGTTAATTAGGATAATATTATGTCAGAAGACTTGCACAAACAAATTGGAAGACTTGAAGCACACGTTGAGGCACTACAAAAGTCAACAGAAGAAATCAGAAATGATGTAAAAATCATGACAGAGCAGATGAATAGGTGGCGCGGTGCAGGGATGGTCTTGATGTTGGTTGGTGCGGTCTTTGGATTTATAATAGACAGTCTGGCTTCACTTTTTAGTAAATGAGATTTTTTATTTTATTATTATTATTATTATGTGGCTGTGCCACACAAAGTTACACAAATTCATGTCCAGAGACTGACATTCTATGCCAGACAAACCTAAACGCTCAAACGCTTTATCTAATTGGCGAAAAAGATGCGGCAGTAAGACTTCTCTGTGGATTACAGCAATATCAGTTTGTCTTGGATTGTCAGGCACAGGAGTAGCTCAGGACATCACAGGGGACTTAAACACAAACACAAATATCCGCGATGCCACAGTGGATAGCAACAATACACAAGAAACTATCAATTACAATGGCGCAGGAAGTAGTCCCGGATCACAGCCTCCACCTTCTGCCATATCACCTACAGTCATAGGCGGTGGCGGTCAGGATAGCTGCCTGATACCAACGGCAGGGGGGATACAAGTAAGCCTGTTTGGTTTAAGTTTTGGCGGCATGGAGCAAGATGATGAGTGCAACAGACGCAAGGATGCCCGGTTATTGGGTACGCCACAGCAGATAGGCGGTATGGGACTTCAAGTTTCAGGTATATCTGTAATGTGTGGAAATGCGGAAGTATTTAAGGCGATGGCACTGGCAAATACGCCGTGTCCAATTATGGATGTGAATAAGGGTAAGTTATTAGTCGGGCGTGAGGCATTTGAAATGATGCGTAGCAATCCACGACAATTTGTGGTAGGATACCGACAGAACCCAAAGTTCTGGGACGAGTTATTAAAGATAGGAGTTGAACTTGCAGAAATTGAAAAAGCTACTGACAGTCGTAGCGTTTCTGAGCGTTACAGACGCACACGCAGCAGACGCAACAATAACTGAGCTGTATGATGCCGCCTCTGCAATCCAGCAGAAGTTGCAAATGTCTAATGCCGCATTTACTATCGACATGATGGCTCATCAGGGTTATGTCGTTGAGACAGGTATTACAGATGTTGCCACCATTTCAGACACGATGGTTACAGACTATAATAATGCAATCAACAACGTATTAAATACCAGTTACCTGACAGCAAAAGATGTCTTTATTGAAAAGCATAACGAAGCTATAAACAATATGCACAATGCGATTGGTGATTTGATTGAGGCCACTAGCAGGTTGTCAACTGTTTCTGTAGTTGCTGAATTGGCTTTGAACGCCGAAACAACGCAGGAACAATTACAGGTTCAGCAAGCACTGGCTCAGACTGACATGACTATCACCGAAGCTGATGTCAATAACTACAACGAAGCTCTAGGAAGTGTGGAAAGTTTTGCTCAACAGGCTGGCGCGTTTTTAAGTGCCGCCAACAATGAAGGCATCACATCTGCGGTTGATAACTACTCAGCACAGAACAATATTGCGGTTGCATCATACAGCCAAATTACATATACACAGAACATTGACACATTTATCATTAGCTACGACAACAACCTTTATATGTCG